CGGGGTAATTGGCGTCCAGCTTCAGCTGATTCAGAATGTCCCGGACGCCGGCGGGGACGAACCCCACCTGATCGCGGTGGTCGTAGGCATGGAGCGTCATGGCGTTGACGATCAGCCAGTACAGCGGGGCGTTGTCCTCCGTCTCCACGACCTTGGCCTTGGCCAGATAGGTCATGCAGGCCAGACACAGGCTCTCGATTACGGCCTTTTCTCCGGGATCCTCAGACTGCTCTTCCAGCTTACCGTACTGGATAACGCCGGCAAGCCGTTCCTCGCTTACGGCAATGGCCATCGCTTACACCTCTCAGGTGCGGGCAGCCAGCGCCACGAAGGGGCTGCGGGTCTTGGTGGAGTTCTTGATGGTCAGAGGAGTCTCGATCTTGGGCTTGCCGTTGCAGCGGAACACCACACGGAAACACATCTGGTCGGTCAGGAACTCCACGTGCATGGACCAGTCCTGCTTGGCGGTACCCTTGGACAGCAGGATGTAGTACCAGGGGTCGATCAGCATGATGTCGCCCTTGCTGCCCAGAGCGGAACAGCTGTCCTCGAACAGGACAGGTTTATTCAGGATGCGCTGGGTGTCGAAGTTGCCCAGACCGCCCTCGGGATTCCACAGGAACTTGGCGGCGTCGCCGGCCTGAATGTGCAGGGTGGGCAGATCCTCCTCGGCATCGGGGTGCATCAGCCACACCAGGCGCTCACGGTTGCGGGGCATGGCGCGGGCCTGCATCTTGATGGCGTTGTTGCCCAGGAAGGTACCGGCGGCCTGACCGGCCTCGGCATCCACGGTGATCAGCGCGCTGGACTTCAGGATGCCGGTGGGCTTGCCGTTTCCGTCGCCGGCGATCACGCTATCGGTCAGCAGGCGGTCGGCAGCCAGTGCAAAGGCGTTGCCGAAGAAACCGGACATAAAGGGAGCATCCTGCAGCATCTCGTCGGTGCAGTAGGCCAGACCCATCATCTTCTCCAGATCCAGCTTGTTCTCGCGGAACTTGGGCTTACTGGCGTTCACGGTGCCGGCCTCGGCAGTCCAGTACATCTGGATGCCGCCGAACACGCTGGTACTCACATCAGTCTCATCCACATGGACCCAGCGCATGGAGTTGGCAACATTGGAGCAGGTATAGCGGTCCAGCCGGTTCAGCAGGGCGCTGCGCTGGATGGCGCTCTCCATGATGCCCTGGGTAAAGTCGGTCTGGATCAGGAAGCCGCCGTCAGCACCGGTGCCCTCATTGGCACCCTGCGCGGCGTTGTTGACCTTGACCAGACGGTCATCCACAATGCCGGTCTTACGGGAAGTGTAGATGGCCTTCAGCTGCTCGCCCAGATTGGCGAAGGGCTTGCTCTCGTCCTTCTTGTCCTCGGGCTTGCCGCCCTTGCCGTCATGCAGCACACCGTCATAGGCGGGCTCGGCGTTGGCCTTGCTGGCGTTGGCCAGATTCTCCAGGGTGGAGATCTGCTTGTTGATGCCCTCCATCTGGTCAGAGATGGGGGCGGCCTCGGCGATCTTGCCCTCGGCGATCAGCGCCTCGGCCTGATCGAGCAGCGTTTTCTTCTGCGCCCGAAGCCCGGTGATTTTCTCCATGTAATCGATTGCCATGTTTCTTATCCTCCTCAAAGGTTAATAATTTGCAAGCGCTCTGATACGAGCCAGGGCGCGACTTGCCTTGTCTTTATTGGCCTGGGCTTCCTTCTCGGCCGCCACATGGGCCTGATACTTTTCCCGCATGGCGTTGGTGATGCGGGGTGCGCCGCCGGCCGCAGCGGCAAACGCGGGGCCGGGCTCGGCCCCTTCGGTCAACTTCAGGACCTTATCCACCAGACCGTACTCCACGGCCTGGGTGGGGGTAATGAAGATGTCCTTGTCCATCAGCTCGGCCAGCTCCTCGGCGCTCTTGGTACCCTTGCGGGCGTTGTAAACTTCCAGAATGCAGTCACGGGCATTGCGCAGGCTCTCTGCCGCATTGCCCAGCGCCTGATAGTCGCCGCTTGCGCCGCCAGTGGGGTTGTGATAGCAAAGCAGAGCGCCGGGCTCGCTGTGGATCTCGGTGCAGCCGGAAACCGCCAGTGTGGCGGAAGATGCGCCGTAGCCCTGGAACAGAGCGATGGTTTTGCCCTTATAACGGCGCAGAATAGATCTGATCTCCATGCCGACGGTCATATCGCCGCCGGGAGAATTGACCAGCACGGTCACTTCCTCGCCACCGGCCGCCTCCAGAGCATCGGAGATGTCGCTGGGACAGGTGATGTCCCGCCATCCCCAGTACCGAAGCACGTCGGCGCTGTCGTTATCGCACAGATAGCCGCGCAGGTTGATGTCTGCCATTTACGCTTCTCCTTTCAGCACCTGAGCCAGACTGCCCAGATTTTTTGTGACTAAGAACTCCTTACCCAGCCCGCCGGGAATAGGATCCAATTCCTCCAGCGCACGGCACTCATCAGGGTTTCGGATGCCAAACTGGATCATATCCTTGTAGAACGCCGCCCGGCTCTTGTCGTCGCCCCGGAGCAGAACGGACACGTTGCCCTTGATATACCAGTTGTCAGCCCGCTGGAACGGGTTGAGCAGCTTGTATGTCTCCTCCTGCTCCGCCTGGGTCACGAATGGCACCAGGGTATCGGTGACGAAGTCCACCCGCTGCTGCTGGTTGCTGTTATAGGCCTCCTTGCCGGTCTGCATCATGTACTTGGGGACGCCGGTGAAGCGGGCAACCTCCTCCACGGTGAAGCCCCGGCTCTCGATGTACTGGGCATCGCGCTGGTTCAGCCCCATGGGCGTAAAGGTCATGCCGTGGTCCAGCACCGCCACCTTGAACGCATCGTCGCTGGCGTACCGGCTGAAGGATTCACGTACCTTTTCTCGGGTGCCTTTGCTGGCATCGGTGGCCACGTGGACAATGCCGGACAGTCGGGCTCCGTTCTGGTAAAATTTCTTCTGATACCGCTGGGCCATACCGTCGCTGGCAATAGCCTCCCGTGCCAGATGGACCATGCCCCGGCCGTGGATGCCGTCGTAGCTCTCGAACAGCAGGATACTCAGCTCATAGCTGGCAAAGGTGCGGCTCACGCCGTCCACGTTGAAGTCGTACCAGTAGTTACCCGTTTCCGGGTCACGGCGGATCGTGCCGCAGTCACTGGGCAAGGCATATCGCTCGGTTATGGCTCCATGGACATCCCGCACGTTCCAGATGGCTCCCCAGCCCCACCAGTAGGCATTGGACATCTGAGTGTGACGGAGATTGAAGGGACTGGCATTGGGGTTGGGGCGGTGCTTAAGCACCTTGGCAAGGTTTTCGTCCTTGACGCTGCGCCGGGCATCGCCGTCCTTCTGGTAGACATCGAAGGGAATCAGGGCGTAACCGTTGCAAAGGATGCGGTGGGCCGCTGCCACCGGGGAGAGATTCTCCGCAGAGCTGATGCCGGTGCCGATGTCCTCCCCACCCAGAAACAGGGTGCGGTACCGGGAGATCACATCGTCCCATTCCATCACCCGAGACTCAGACGCATTGCTGGGCGCGTTTACCGCATGGGTCAACAGCATGGCTTACAACTCCCTTCCTCGGCTCCGGGCCACGATTAGGGCCAGCAGCCAGAGAACACCCCCGGCCACTGCCAGCCCAGCAGGGCGACCAAGGCCCTCCCAGGCTGCCCGGACAACACAGCACCCGCCGCCAATGAGCAGCAGGTCATCTAGATACAGCACCAGCAGAAATTTCAGCTTTTTCAAAAGTATCCAAATTGGACACCGCTTTTTTTCATCCATCAAATATCCCACTCCTCGTCCAAAACGTGATCGTTGATATTGCTTCCGGCCTGCCGCTTGACCAGCACGCGGGCTAAAGCGTTCATCATAGCAGCCACCGGGTCGATGCGCTCGGTATCGTCCTTGTGTTTCTTGGAAAGCTTGATGTCTCCATAGTTGTTGGTAATCTCGATGGCATTGGCAAAGCACCAAATCACCATCGGATTTTCTTCAATGATGACCTTGCCCCGGAGCAGCAGCTCCCGGAAGGTCTTAACAGCCAGATTCTGGCCGGCGCAGGTCTGAGCGACCTCAACGCAGAAGTCCTCGCTGTTGCGCTCCTCACACATCCGGATTGCCAGATCGGTAGCGTTGTGGCCGTCATAATCTGCTTCGCGTACAAACCACTGATGGTCCCGCTCCCCTTCGCAGATCCAGTTATCCACATAACTGTTATCGGTCACATCACCCGGCGTCAGAGTGCAGTAGCCGCGCTTGGCCCACTCGATGTAGGGAACGCGGTCGGTGCGCTCGTGCCATGTGGCTCGATTCTCCGGCATGAAGCCATGGAGCCGAAGGGCGATCACGTCATCCTCCAGCGCAAAGACAGCAGCGACGCCGGACAGGTCGATGCGCTTGCCCAGGTCGAAACCGCAGTGGCACTCCCATCCGTCGGTCAGCTCGGCAAACCGTGCCGGCGGCACCTGTGCCTCCTTCAGCAGCTTCATGCAGTTCTCATCCAGATAGCGGTTGACGCTGCCGGTCTGCCACTGGCACATACGGCGGGTGAGAAACTGGCGGATCTTGTGGGGGTCGTTGGAGCCATAGGCCGCCGTGTACTCCGCCTCGATCTGCTCCAGCAGGTACTTGGAATACTCATTGGGATAGCGCAGACAGGGGTTGGCCATGCACCAGAGGGCCTTGTCGTGAGGGTTAGCCCCGTCCGGCAGCTCCCGGATCATGACGAAATAGGTCTCGTCGATGATCTCCTTATCCAGAACGCGCTTGGCATACAGCTCCTCGGTGTAGCAGGGCTTGCTCTGGGCATCGTCGCCGGCGGTGGTGATCACGTCCAGCAGGGCCTGGGGACGCTTACCAAAAGAGTTCAGACCGACGTCATAGATGACGCTGGTGGGGTGTGCGTGGTACTCATCCACGATGAAGTAGCTGGGAGCGCCGGAGTCCTTGTTCTTGGTGTCCTTGGACAGGGCACGCATGAAGCCTCCCCGCGTCCGGTGGACAACGGGGTTACTCCGGGGAATGAGCAGCCGTTTGGCAATGTTGGGACTGGCCTGGGCGATCTTCTTGGCGTCGCCAAAGACTCGCATGGCCTGGCTGCGGTCAACGGCCGCGCACTCCACTTCCGGCTCCTGCTCAAACACAGCCTTTTCCGGCTGATAGGGCGGGTACATGGCATCGCCGCACATATGGTACAGGCCCTGACCTGACTTCTCCGTGGATTTGAAGTTGCCTCGGGCCCGCTTGTTGTAGGTGCGCTTGAAGCGCCGGGCTCCGGTGTCCTTATGGACCCAGCCGTAAATGCAGCCCAGATCAAACACCTGCCAGGGCTGCAGCTCTATGGGGGAGCGCTGCTCGACGCCGCGCACCTGGATGCACTGCCCAAACCAGCGGATAATGCGGTCGGCGCGGGTGGTATCGAACACATAGGGGAAGTCCTTGGTCCCCTGGCGCTTGAGATCGTCCAGATGCCGCTGGCAGGCGGCAATCTCATAGGGGCAGCACTGATCCCGGAGCCGCCCCCGCACCACCTGCTTGGCATAGACGCTGGTGGGGTGGTGCAGGCCGGTCTGCCGGCGCACTTTTTTAGCTGTTGTCGCCAAAGAGGTCAGCCTCCTCTCCAGGGGCCTCCTCCATTGTGCAGCCCGGAGGCAACACGATGCTGCAGCGTCCGGTCACAGTCAGGCCAAGATCGCTGCCGGCAGCACGGCACTGACGAAAGAAGCGATCCTGAATCGCAGACCACTTATCCGCTTCAGCCGTGTTCCCTGCGTTCATGGCGGCGGTCAAGCGATTGGTCGCCCGCAGATAGTTCTGCTCGGCGATCAGGTACCGAGCAAGGCCGTCAGCATCTACGGCCGTCAGAATCCCAGCTCTTAGCAGAATCGGAGCCAGCTTATTAAACTTGTCTGCCAGAGACTTGGGAAGGTAGGAGGGCGGGGGTAGCTCTGATACGGGGGGAATCTTGGGTTCCCTGGCTTCCCGCTCATCCAACACATCGTTACGGTAGTGCCGACTCCCGTTTGCTCGAAGTGTCGCCACAGGTTGCTTTTTACGGGGCATCGAGCAACACCGCCTTCTGTCCGGTGTACTTCTCCCAGCGGTCGATAATGACATCCACAAACTTGGGGTCGTATTCCATCATGTAAGCCGTGCGCCCCAGCTGCTCACAGGCAATCACGGTAGTACCGCTGCCGGCAAACAGGTCAAGCACAATAGCCTCCCGGAGCGTAGAATTAGCCACCTGGTAGGCGAACAACCGGACAGGCTTCATGGTGGGGTGCTCCTCACTGCGGGTGGGTCGGTCAAACTCCAGCACGGTGGTCTGCTTCCTGTCGGAACACCACAGATGCGCCCGGCCATCTTTCCAGCCATACAGACAGGACTCATGTTCATCCCAAGTCTCTCCGCACTCCAGGGCCTCCGGCTCCGTCTGCCCGTGCAGGCAAGGTTCATGTTGCCAGTGGTAATCCTGGCGGCTCAGTGTGGCGCTCTGCTTCACCCAGATCAGACACTGCCGCACCTGCAGACCAGCGTCGTGGCAGGCATTTCGCACGGACCGGCCAGGAGCGCCATCCGCGTGCCACAGGTAGTAGGATGCGCCAGGCTCCAACGCTGCCACGCCATTCTCGATAGCACGGTGAAGGAACGCACAGTAGGCATCCTCCGCCTGGGCGTCGTTCTCGATCTTCATGTGGTCACCAGTACCGCCGGTATAGTCCACGTTGTAGGGCGGATCAGTAAGGAGCAGCTGCGCCACCTCCCCGCCCATCAGCGCCGCCACATCCTCACGGCTGGTGGCATCGCCGCACATCAGCCGGTGCTGGCCCAGCTGGTAAATTTGGCCGCGCTTGCTACGGGACATCGCCGGCAGCTCCACATCGTACTCATCCTCGAAAGCCTCCTCAGACTCATCCAGGATAATGTCCGACTCATCGAAGCCGGTCAGAGTGAAGTCGAAGCCAGCGTCCTTCAGATCCTGAAGTTCCTGGCTCACGATCTCCGCGTCCCAGGTGGACTGCTCAGCCAGCCGGTTATCTGCCAAGATGTACGCCCGACGCTGGGAATCGGTCAGATGCTCCACCAACACGCAGGGGAGCTCCTCCATTCCTTCAGCTTTAGCCGCCATCAGACGGCCGTGGCCAGCCAGAATGTTGCCCTGGGTGTCAATCAGTAGCGGAGCCACAAAGCCAAACTCCCGGATACTGGCTCTCAGCTGAAGGATCTGATCCTCGCTGTGTTCCCGCGCATTGCGGATATAGGGGATGAGCTCTGCCACAGGGCGCATCTCCATCCTCGTTGTTGTCCTCATAGTGTCACCTCTCAGTCTCCAAACAGGTCATCATCTTCGCCAGGACTACCGGCAGCCTTTGCCGCCCGTTTCCGGGCAAGCGCTACGCGGCCAGCCGGAGTCAGGCCCAGCTTATCGGCATACTGCAGGATAGATCTCTCCTGCCCCTGCAGCT